CCTTAAATGTTTAATTAACCAAGAATCCGGCAAGCGATTTGCGGGTACGTCTCCAGCCATGCGTAAAGTACGTCAAAACGAACCACACGCTGGTTGTTCGTGATGTCGTAGCCTTCCTTCATGCTGATGGACAAACCGCTCATCTTATCGCTAACAACCGTGGACATAACGCCCATGTTGCTCGGTACTTTAGCAAGCGGAACCATAGCGAAGGTAAACGCATTCTTGTCATACAGAAGCGATTGAACCGATGTCGTGTTCGATGCACCAGAAGTAACGGTAATCGCAAGGTTATCAGCAAAGGTGTTGCCACCAGATGCGTTGATAACGTTTTGACGTGGGCCGCTAAGGATGATGCCATCCTCACCAATCGTGATGGTTGAGTTACCGGAACCGTCCGTGACCGTTTTAACAGCAACCACAAAGTTCTTCAGGCGGCCAGTCGAGAGGCCGGTCTGAGGATTGCGGTTGAACATGCCAGCGATGGTGAAAGTATCACCAACGTTAAGGGTCGTGGTGGTAGCAGTCCAGCCGTCAGTAACAATCGTGAAACCCGATTGGTTCGCGCCGTTGGTAAGCGGGGTTCCGCCGTAAACACCCGAGGTGAACGTTCCAGCAACTGGCTCGTCATAAAGCTCGAAGCCGTAACCGTTACCAAGCAGACCATCTGCGTAGGCAGCATTGACCGTGGAAACGGGGTTGAAGTAGTTTTTAACGCCCGTTGCGAAGTTCGCGTTCTGGAAACTGTTGAGCAAGCCAATGCGGTTACGGCCAATCAGCGCACCATTTGAAGTAATCAATGCACCAGCCGTTGCAATAACGTCAGGCGAGGTGATTGCCGTGCCGGGAGTACCGACAACGTTAGCTACTTTCAGTGCGAGGTTGAAACCATCGGCCTCAATTTTAGCTGACAGGGCCGAAGCTGCGCCATCAAGTACGCCATCAATCATGCCGTTTTGAACCGCATCATACGAGATTTGCAGGTCGAGCTGGCTTGCCGATACGTCAACGCCGAACATATTGAGGTTCGTGCTAACAGCGGGAACGATGGTCGATTGAACTTCCATGATTTCACCCGAGCGCACGTTAAACAACGGCGGCTTGGTGATGTTGATAATCCCACCGGCACGCTTTTGCGAATCAGCGAGTTCCGACTGGAAATCCTTATTCACGTTAGCGGTCATCGGGAGCTTGTTTTGCAGACGCGCCAGCATACGCTTGGCGATGATTGTCTGAATTGGAACCGTATTAGCCATAGTCGGAACTCCTTGATAGCGGTTATGCTACCAAGGAGAATCCCTAGTAGCGGTTACTTCATGTTCGAAAGTCGTTTAAACTGTGCCATTGGCATATTCTCTAATTCTTCTTGGCTGTATGAGGTCAGCGTCCTATCGACACTTGCCGTAACACCCGGTGGAGTAATTGGAGGGGCTGCCTTGGTTATTCTTGGCTTTTCCTGCTCGCCACCCTTTTTGATAAAGGCTTCAATCTCCTTAATCGCTTTGGGTAATGATGCAGGGGGGAGACCTCGCAGGGTCATCAAATCAGCGCCATAATTTGCCAAGTGGTAAGCAATGTCAGCACCGATAGGAGAGTTAAGTATTGCTTTCTCAATATCGGGCGTGACCAATTGACTTTGCACCAACGCGGAAACTCTCTCGTCATAATCAGGCTTTTCTGCCCTTACAACTTCAGCCCTTTCAGCAAGAGCATCGGTTTGTCTTTGCAGATTTTCCTGTAATGTTTCTTGACGGCGGTCATAACGCGCTAGGTCGCGGTTATATTCCAACACATCATCGTAGTCGAGAATGTTAGGCTCTTTTGATAAATCCCTCGCCTTTGGCTTGTCCGCAACAGGGGTTCTTTCCTGCTCTAACTGTCTTAGCCGTTCAGCCATGGCGGCGTTCTCACGGATAAGGCGTTCTTTTTCGGCCTTGCGTTGGGCGGTGCGGGGGTTGATAGGTTTTGGCTCGGTCGGTTCCACTTTGGGTTCCGTACTCGGCGTCTCCACCTCGGTAGTTTTATCCTTTTCAGGCTCAACCTTTTTTGGCTCGGCCTTCTCAGACTTCGCGTTTTTAGGTTCGGCACTCTCAGGCACTACGTTGGATTCAACTTCAAATCTATCTTCTACAGGCGAATCCGCCTTAGCGGTAACATCTGTATTCGAGTCCATAATACATTCCTTCTATGTTGGTTGCAAGCGTTAAATTAAGTGCATTAATAGCGATAAAACCTCATCATCATCTCTTAGCGCCATTAATCTCTGTTGTTGCAGCCTTTGAAGCAACTGCTCTAATTCGTCTTGCTCCGATAATAGAGCGATTAATTCAATCTGCAATGCCTCGTCGGCTAAATCACGATTACGCTTAATTTCGACAGCTTCGATTTTGCTCTCGACAACCTTTAGACTAAGTTCGGCTTCCTGAAACTTCCGCTCAATGTCGCGTCGGTTTTTTAATTCGTAATAGGTTGGCTGGTATTCACGTTTATAGCCCTTTGGGTTCCCGCCTCCAACTGCGTCGGGCTGCTGTCCTGTGTAGATTAAATTGGCATCATTGCCGCTGTAAGTATATACGCCGCCTTCGGCAATGATTGTGTAAGCACCGGCGAAGGGCACATAAGTTAAATTGGCGTTATTGCCACTGTAGCTATATGTGCCACCGTCTGCTGCTAATAGGCGGTTATAAAGCAGATTGGCGTTGTTACCCGAATAAGTATATGTCGCGCCATCGGCGGCTAACGTAAACGCGCCCGCTGGAGTATAAACTAAATTGGCATCGTTGCCATTGTAAGTATATGTGCCACCATCGGCACTAAGAATGCGACTATAAAGCAGATTTGCATTGTTCCCGCTATATGTGTAAGTGCCGCCATCTGCTGTTAGCGTATAAGAACCAACAGGCGTGTAAATTAAACCAGCATTATTGCCAGAATAATTGTATGTACCGCCGTCGGCAACTAGAGTATAAGCCCCGCCTGCCGCTGCTTGGTTGAAAAGAAGCAGCAGTGACATGGCTTACAACGTCAATAGTTGGTTTAACGTATCTTGCGTTTGCTCAATTTCCGCATCATATCGGGCGATTGAATCTGCGTCACCAATGCGCTCGGCGGCAATTCGCATTTCCGTTAAATAAGAAATTCTACGGTTAGCTAATTGAATTAATTGTTGAATAGTCATGTCTTCTCCTTATGAGTGCAATGTGAAGCCAGTTACATCGCCAGCAGTTATAGCGGCGTTATTGGTTAAGCCTTGGCCTGCTGTAATCATAATCGTAATTCCGGTTGAAAAGGCAATCCCGCCCTCAACGTGAAATTCTACGGTCTGCCCAGCACCAATAGCGAACTCTGATAATGCGCTGGTCGTTCCCGGCGTCACCGATGCCGAAAGCGCGTTAAAGATTTTTACCCACCGCGCAGACGTGGCACTGTTGCTCACTACAAAACCAATCAATCTCCCAGCACCGCTTCTGATTTGCTGTGCCGCCGGAGTCGCGGGGCTATTAATGTTGGTAAGTGTCGCAGCGCCCGTTGCACTTGCACGATATTGAATACCTACGTCCCCCGCTAAGTTTGTACCAGCGGCAAGCGTCGGCGTATTCGCAGACAAAGTAACCGTGCCTGTCACAGTTGCTGTTCCCTGTACGGTCACAGGTATAGCAGCGGCAGCCCCAGACGGACGTGTTCCGGCCAGAAAAATAGGCACGTTTGCCATATCTTCAACGGCCACAAAACCAACCGTCCAAGTTGTCGTAGAGGCAGGGTTGGTTGTCCCATTCCATGACCACAGATACATAAACAATTCTACATCGTCATCGGGGATATTTACTACGCGATGAGCGCGAGTGGTTACGGTCGGAGCTGTTGAACTCGCTACAAGTGCATCCGCAAAATAAATGTTACGACCATCTGCCTGAATTTGCATCATGTGGCCGGGTGATGCAGTCGTGCTGATAGTGGCCGCAGTGTCGCCACTACGCCATCCCCGCCGCTGTGAATCCACGTTGGCAGCCGTAGCAGTAGTGCCGGTATATTGCGTCCAAATATAGTTCCAGCCGAACAGGTCAACCGTGCAGCTACCAGATGCAGGCCAGCCAGCAACGGTAAAATTTATTGTATCAACGGAAGGTATTGACGCTATAACATAGCGCCCGGGCACTCCGTTTGCTCCGCTAATCGCCCCGACCATCATTGCTTGACCAACATTTTGAGCGGTAAAGCCATGCGCCGTTAGAGTCACCGTGATGCTTGTTGCACTGTTAATGGTGCAGGATAAGCCCTCACCAATCCTATCCGCCAGCATTACTGCAAAATTGTTGTTGGCAATGCGCTGCGAAAGAATGATTTGATGTCGGTGAATTAGAGAGCCACGCCATGATACAATGCTGCGAGCCAGAAATTCGCTGTTTGCCGTGGTTCCAGTGGTCACAAGCAGATTGCTTGAGCCTTGTGTTACCCCTACACCCGTACCAAGCCTGCGCTGCGTGAACTCCGGCGCAACAAGACTTGATGCGACATCCGCAAACGAAACGCTCCATATATCACTCGGCGCTTGGCGCACAACTGCGCCGCCTTCATCTGCCATTGGGTTTTTATTGCGAACACGCATGTGCGTGGTGCTGTCTACTAAGCCATCAGTAATTTTAATGCGTTGGTAATGTGCATTACTGGGCGACGTCCCTATATCATCCGTGGCAATCGGTTCGCCAGTGCCCGGTAGTATTACGTTATCTGCCATTTTTTACCCTACGAAACAGTAATTGCAGCGCCCGTGAAGTCAACGGTAAAAGTCTCACCATTTGCCATAGTGATGCTAGAACCATAATCCCACCAGCCTACCAGCGGGTCAGCCGGAGAAGTCGGGGTGTTATCATACAGCACAACATACCGGAACGGACCAACCGAACCAGTTGCCGAAAGCACAAGGTCAGCAAGCACAAGCGTATAAGTGCCACCAGTCTGTGACGAAC